TTGGATGGTAGCGAACTCGGTCGCGGCCGCGCGGATCGTCGCGGCGTCGGCCTGGACGTCGGCGAGCGCCTGCTCGGACAGGCCAGCACGGAACTCGGCGTGCGCACGCCGCAGGTCGGCCAGCTCGGCGCCGTGCCTCCAGCCGTTCGCGAACCAGCCGGCGGAGCCGGCCAGGCCCAGGGCCAGAACCGCGGCCACGCCGACCGCGAGCGCACGGTAGGACCGCGCAGCTACGGCCGGCACAGCGACCGCTGTTGCGACCGGGATCACGGCAGCCCCCGCAGGCAGATGTCGCGCTCGGCCTGGCGCCGCAGCGTGAGCCCGCGCACCTCCCGGCCGCCGACCTTGTTCCACATGAGCAGCGCGTCGCACGCGCCGGCCATGTCGCCGGCGTTCGCCCGGCGGGCCATGCTCGATCCGCAGAAGGCCGAGACGCCGATGTTGTAGGCCGCGTCGACGAAGGCCGCCTTCTGGCCATCCGTCAGGCGATCCATCGGCACGCAGCGCGCAATGCCGGCCGCGTGCCGCTCCAGATCGCGGTCGAGCTGGGCCCGGCACTGCTCCGGCGTGTAGGTCTTACCCCACTGCGCGTTCTCCGTGGCGCCGGTGCAGTAGGTCAGCACGCCGCCCAGGTCACGGTAGGTCGTGAGCTTGGTGTCCTCGAACCGCGGCGTCAGGACGAGCAGCGCGCCGGCGACGACGGCACCGACGATACCGGCCAAGCCGGCCCGGCGCATCACGACACCACCTCGCACGCTTGGGCCTGCAGCTGCGCCAGGCGTACTTCCCGTTCGCGCTGCTCGAGGTCGGCCAGGCGCTGCTCGCGCGCGTCCTTCCGACGCATGTACAGGAAATTGAGGATGAACGTCAGCAGCGCCGTAGCAATACCGACGATGACGCCCACCTCCGTCAGCGTCATGGATGCACCGATTGCGGTGCCGGCGCCGGCGTAGCTGCCCAACTCGGGCGCGGAAATTTTGCTCATTGTTGCCTTTCGATGGGCGTAAAAAAACCCGCCGGAGCGGGCTGTTGCAGGAGGGTGAGCGCGCTGGCCAGCGTGCCGGGCGAGTATCGCCAGGGGTCTGGGATGCCGAGCGCGGCGGCCACCGCCTCGGAGCAGAACCAGCGGCGCTGGCTGTGCGGGATCGGCGCCAGCACGAATTGGAGGTTGCCGACCAGGTCGTACGGCGCGCCGTCGTGGTCGCGGAACCACTGCCACGCGCGATCGGCCAGGGCGTCGGGCAGGTCGATGAAGTCCCAGCGCGCCGGGTCGAAATTGATCACCTTGGTGCGCACGCCGCCGTCCATGTTGGACGCCGAAGCCGCGAGCGAGCGGCCGTGCAGCACGCTCTCGTAGAGCACCAGCTCGACGTGCGAATACGGAGACTTCGTCCACCAGCGCGCCAGGCGGTTATAGATGCCGGCCAGTCCCGGGCGCGTGCCTTTATAGAACGCTGCTTTGAGGGTCATCGAGATTCCTTTTGGTGATGGTCAGCCGGTGTAGCGCTCATGCGCCTGGATCGGGTAGTCGAGAATCGCCAGCGCGCGGCCAGGCGAGTCGAGCAGGTCCATCGCTTCGAACGCCTGGACATCCTCGCGGGTGTCGGCGCGATCGACGTCGACATAGGTCGCTGCCGCCAGATCAGCCTGGCCGACGCGCACAGTCGCAGCGCGCGCGCGGCTTTCAGCGCTGGCGGCAGGGTCGTCGATTGCGGCCAGCTCGATGCGGATTTTCTCGGCCCGCGTGAATCGGTTGCGGAACGCGAGAACCGTGAGGTGGCGCGGCTGCGGCGGAGCTGGATCGTTCGCGCGCGCCTCGATCTCGGCCAGCTCCTCGGGGGTGGCGTCGCGGGTGGCTCCGTTTTCCATTACTTGAGTGGTCATGGGTTGTTCCTGTGCCCGTAGATGCGAATGGTGCCGGCGGTGAAGGTGCCGGCGCCAGGAATGATGCGGAATCCTGTTGCGGGACGAGCATCCGAAATCGACCCCCCATAAAGGCGAGAGAACGGATCGCACGTTTCACTACTGCCGCTCTTCAAGCCACTCGCATTCATATTTCGGACCACGACTGTTGAATTAAAAGTGGAGGACCCGGCGATGGTGATTGGAATACCGGCCGCACCGGACTGAGAGGCGTTCGTTATTCCGCCGCTGTATCCCGCAGTGATCGGAGTCCCGCCGAAAGCAAGCTGCAGGTATGTATACGCGGAAGTACTTCCGTTGGCATTCTGAAATCCTTGCAACTCAATTGTGTACTTATCGTAAAGCGCACTGAAAATATTCAGGTAGTCGATTGCAGCTACAGGCGAGGTAATCGTTGCCGATGCCAGCGGCACAATACTGTTGCCGATCTCTCCCCTGTCCCCCGTGCGCTGGAAAAACAGCAGCACGGCGTCGCCATTGACGAACGGGTTTGCCGAGCTGCTGTCGGTGCACACGACAGTCAGGTTGCGGTAGCCGGTCGGCGCGGCGCGCGCGGTGACGTCGAACGTCATCCACTTGCTCATGTCGCCCTGCTTGACGAGGCGGATCGAGCCCTTGATCGCACTGGTCGAGGAATCGAAGGTGTCGATCAGCGTGGTGTAATCCTGGCCGCCGGCCGTAAGGTCCAGGCGCATGGTCGTCGAGGCGTTCTGGGTGGCGCTCGACAGGCGCATCTTGCCAGCACCTGGATCGGCATCCGCCGTCGCAGTGTCGAAGACGTACCGAATAGCATAGGCGCCACCTGCCTGCAGCAGGTTCATGCCCGCTTCGGTATCGTTGATCTGGTTGGCCAGCGTCGGCAAATCCCGCATGAACCCCGACATTTTGTTGTCGAAGTCCAGTTGGTCCTGGGACTGGTCCGGCATCTGGGCCGGATCGAGCAGTACGGTGATCGTCATACGGTTCCTTCAATTTGCATGGACATGTCCCAACGGTTTTTCCCCTTCACGACCGGCTTCAGGCTCGAGTAGCGGCCGTAGGCGATCGCCAGGCCGTAATTGATCGACCCGACCCAGACGATGGGCTTTTGCCTGTAATCGGCCATTAGCTCGTAGACGGCGTCGACCTGAGAGGCCTCGACGACGACGTCGGCGGTAATGCGCTTGGCCCAGTTCCGGGTCGTCGTCTTGCTCGTGCCGTCGAAATTGAACGAGGTGTCGGAGAAGTCTTTGATCTCGGCCCCCAGGGTCATCAGGGTTTTGCCAAGATCCGCAGTCGGGCCTATTGCACACATGCCGCACTTCGGCACGCCGCCTGGCTTCCTGATCGCGATGGTGATCAGCGCTCGGGCGTAGGGCGGCAGCTTCAAGCTGACCGCCCAGGTCTTGCGGCGGATCCTTTTGAAACACCAGTTGAAGAAGCTCGAGCCGGACGTCGAGACTTTCAGCGACTGCTCCTCGCGGTAGACCAGGCCCTTATTGAGGTCGACCACCGACACGCGCACCTCGGACGCGTCGACGTTGCCGATATAAAAGCCCTGGCTGATCACCTGGGGCGAGACCACGATGATGATCTCCTCCGGATTCGCGGTCTGGGTGTTGTTGTACTGGTCCAGCATCGCCCAGCGGTTGACAGCTCCGCGGGGCGTCCAGGCGCTGGTGTCGGTCAAGGCCTTGCCGACGTTGCTGGCAATCAGAGACTGGTAGACGTTGTGGCTCACCGGGTCGTAGACCAGTGCATCCTTCGCATACGTGGTCGCCGAGCTGTACGACGGCTCGGCAATCGGCACGTTCGAATACACCAGGCCTGCGCCGGCGCCGATCACCTCGCCCGCATCCAGTAAGGCGTACGGGGCCTTACTTAGGTCGGTGGGGTCGTAGGTAACCCGGAGAGTGTTCGGCGGCGCCACCTGCTGCACGCCGTTTCGGTCGTAATACGGTGCCGAAGTGGCGCGCGTGCAGGTGACGTCACCCAGGGTGACGGGTTCGATGATATCCATCGGTCTCCTTATGCTGATACTGGCTGAGCCGGCTCCGTGGCGATCGGCTTACGACCGTTCACCACGTCGTCCAGGTGGTCTGCCGTGTTGCTGGTATGCGTGGCGATCGCCAGCAGCCCATCGCGCAGCGCCTCGCGCAGCTCCACGTTTTCACGCTGCTGCGCTTCGAGCACGGCCGACAGGCGCGCGACCTCGGCGGCCAGGGCCTCGGAATTGCTCTCCGGGTTGGCCAGGCGGCGCATCAGCTCGCGGTTGTCAGCAGCTGGCATGATGCGTTCGCCCTGGTGGATCATGGCCGGCATGTCGGCTTTGACGAAGTTGGTGCCGACGGCGAACCCAGGCAGCTTGCCGAGGGCATCCTTTTGGGCTGCCTTCAGCCAGTCCGCCTTCTCGGCCTCGCTCATGGTCGACCCGTAGGCGCTCTTCCAGAATGCGAGACCCTCGGCGTCCGGCGCCCGCCCCAGCACGTCCTTATAGAGGCGATTGAGCTCGGCTTCGGTCGAGCCAGCAATACCGTTGACGATCTGGCTGATTGGCGCGCCGCTGGCTGCGGCGTTCTTCCACCACTCGAAGCCTTCAGCATCAGGGGCGCGGCCCAGGTACTTCTGATAGGCGCCGTTGATCGCGGAGCTGGCGGCCACCACCGGGTTGGCGTTTGCGGCTGCCAACGCGCCCTGCAGCGCCCGGAGCGCGTCCACGATCGACAGTCCCGTCGTGCTGATGCCCTTCAGGACGTCGATCTGCTCCTGCTCGCGCGCCAGCATCAGGTCCAACTGCTTGACCTGGTCCTGTGCGGCGTTCAGAGCCCGCTCTTCCACCGTCAGCGCGCTATCAGTCAACTTGCCCAGCTCGGCCAGCTCGCCCTGCGTCTGAAACAGGTCGCGCTGGTAGTCCTGATAGCTGGCGTAGGCGTCCGCCGCTGGCCCGTTGCCCAAGTTGGCAATTGCGCGCTGCAGCTTCTCGACGTCGCCCAGGCCGCCGCCGGCGCGGGCGATGGCCAATGCTGCACCAATCTCCGCGCGGGCCTGCGCCTGGCTTGCCTGCTGTTGCTCCGGCGTGCGCATCCCGTTGAGCGAGTTGCGCGCGGCGTCGGTCAGGCTGCGCAGCTTGTTGACCGCCTCAGTCCGCGCCTGGATGTCCTCCTGAAGCGCTTCCTTCTGGCGGCCGACAACCCGCTGCAGCACCGAGAAGGCGTCGTCGACGCCCGAAGTCAGGCTCAATGCCTGGTCGAGCGCAGCTTGACGTGCTGCCTCGGTCGCTTTCTGCGCCGCCTCAGCAGCGAGGCGAGCAGTTTCGGCTGCTGCATCGCCCACTGATTTCAGGTAGTCGGACACGGTCTTGAACTGGGGGCCAAGGGCCAGCAGGCCGGCGTACTGCTTGGCGCCCTGCTCCGTTGCCAGCGCGCCCGACGACACCAGCCCCTGCACCGCATCCTTGAACTGGTCCGAGGTGGTCAGGCCGGCGAAGCCCAGGGCCGCCAGCCCTTCCTGCAGCGGCTTCTGGATGATCGCCACCCGCTCGGCTTCCGACAGGAAGTTATCGTTGAAGAAGGTCGTCGCCGAGGCGAGCGCGTCGACGCCGCCGGCGAACGCCAGCAGCCGCTCGCGTGCCTCGATCGATGCAGCACCGACCGCCCGGAATGCAACCTCCGAGCTGGTGCCCATCGCCACCAGGATCTGGTCGACCGCGCTGAAGTTGACCGCCAGGCGCTGGAGCGTGGCCGAGGCCTGCTCGCCCTGCACTTGGAACTTGCCGATCTCCGGCAGCAGCTCGGCCGCCACCGTGTTGGCCACGCCAGCGAAGAACTCAGCGATCGCCGCCTGGTTCGCCGCCTCATCCTTGCCGAGCGCGATCTTGATGGTCTGCGAGCGGGTTGCGATGCTCGCAGCATTAAGGCCCAGCACCTCGGCGAAGTCCGCTGAAGATGCCTTGATGGCGTCATAGGCGGAAGTGAGCGATGCCGACATTTCGCCGCTGAGATCGAAGCGATCCCGGCCGGTTTTACTGCTGCTGAACCATCCGCCCTTCTTCTTCCACTCCGCAAACTGCGCGGCATCCAGGCCATCAGCGCCGAACGATCCCTCGATGCTGCTGTTGCCGTTGTATTCCTTCGGGCCGCGGCCGAAAGCCGCTTTGCCGATCGAGACAACCGCTAGCGCGCCGGCGACCCATGGCGCTGCCGCCGCCAGACCGGACAAACCCGAGGCAATGCCGCTGGCGATGTTCGGCCCGACCACGCTCGCGATGCCGTTGCCGATGTTCATGCCGAGTGCCGACGTCAGGCCGGAGCCGATGCCGGCCCCGTTCAGGCCGCCAGCCAGGCTGCCGAGGAAGCCCGTACCGAGCCCGCCGGCCAGCGTGGCACCGCCGGTGGCCAGGCCATACAGGTTCGACACACCGCTTGCCGCGCTGGCCAAGCTGCCGGCCGAACCTGCGGCACCGGTGGCGCCACCCAGCCCCAGGGTATTGGTCAGACCTGCCGCCAGCGGCGTGACAGCTGCCGAAATGATCGGCCGCAGCACCAACGTGCCGAACATGTTCTTGAGCGTATCGACCAAGTTCTGGCCGAAGTCCTTCCCGCTCTCAAATCCGCGCAGCAGCGCGTCGGTGAGCGACTGCTCGATCGAGTCGGCCGCGCGCTTCCACTCCTCTGCCGCTTTCTTCGCGGCGTCGACCTGCTCCATGGCCGAAACGGCCGCTGCGTTGCGCTTCTTCGCGTCGATCAGCTTCTCGAGCATCTCGATCTCGTCCAGCCTCAAGCCCAGGGTCGAGCGCTGGGCAAGTTGCTCTTCGAGGCGCGCGATTTCCAGCTGCTCGACCGCCAACTTGGTCATGCCATACGTGCGCGCCAATTCCTCGTTGCCGGCC